ATGTCAGTTAAAAACCAAGTTCAAGACTGGCACGCGGAGCAGGTAAAAGCCGCCATTCGCATGAAAGGTAAGACGCTCGCACAATTATCTCGCGAAGCCGGACTGAACCCTGACACCATGCGTAATGTGCTCCGCTGCCATATCCCTCGTTACGAGGCGATCATTGCAAATTATCTGGAAGTCTCACCGGCTCTGATTTGGCCGAGTCGGTATTCGGAGGTAGGGAAATGCAGACAACTCAATGGGTAACAGTACAGGAGTGCGTGGGGTTATCTGGTTTCCCTGTTAGCCCGGCTAATATCCGCCGCAAGCTTGAAGGGCTGGTTTGTGGCCGTAACGAACTTTTCCGCAAACGCCAGGGCTCAAAAGCTGTAGAGTATCGCCTTGATGCCCTTCCCGTTGAGGCCCGCGCCGAGCTGCTGCTAAAGCAGGGTGTTGTTGAAACCAGCCAGGGCGTGATTGAGCTTGCCCGCCCGGCGTCATCCTCCCTGGACTCAGAGCGGCGTGCACTGTGGCAGCGCTGGGATGCGGCCAGTGATTCACAGCGTCAGCTCGCTGAACGCTGGCACCCTGTGGTTATGCTGGCCGACGAACTGATCGCGAGCGGCATCACTGCAAAAACGGCCTTTCAGACTGCGGCCAGTCGTTATGACGTCAGCGCAGCGTCGCTGCGGGATAAGTATTACCGGGTACAAAAATACGCAAAGGCTGACTGGGTCGCTGTTCTGATTGACCGGCGCGGCGGCGCGAAGCATGAATCAAAACAGGCTGGCTTTGATGACGACGCCTGGCAGTTCCTGCTGGCCGATTACCTCCGCCCCGAGCAACCGGCATTCCGCAAATGCTATGAACGCCTGGAGCTAGCGGCACGTGAGCACGGCTGGACGATTCCCTCCTATTCAACCGCGTACCGGCGTGTACAGCAAAACGTGGACAAAACAATGGCCGTGGCCTGCCGTCAGGGCGAGCATGCGCTGATGCACCTGCTCCCGACTCAGCGCCGTACGGTTGAGCACCTGAACGCCCTGCAATGGATTAATGGTGATGGCTATCAGCACAACGTCTTTGTGCGCTGGTTTAACGGCGAGATATTGCGCCCTAAAACCTGGTTCTGGCAGGACGTTAAAACCCGGAAAATCGTTGGTTTCCGCTGTGATGTGAGTGAAAACACTGACTCCATTCGCTTGAGCTTTATGGACGTCATTAAGAAGTACGGCATCCCGGAAGATTTCCACATCACTATAGATAACACCCGCGCAGCGGCTAACAAATGGCTGACCGGCGGCGTTAAAAACCGCTACCGATTTAAAGTGCGCGAGGACGACCCGACCGGGCTTTTTCCGCTGATTGGCGCCACCATCCACTGGACAAGCGTTGTTGCTGGCAAGGGCTGGGGCCAGGCAAAACCCATCGAGCGCGCCTTCGGTGTTGGTGGCATGGAGGAATACGTTGATAAGCATCCGGCGCTGTCTGGCGCGTACACCGGCCCGAACCCGATGGCAAAACCCGACAACTACGGCTCCAGAGTGATTGAGGCCGAACAGTTTCTGGAGATTCTGGCCGAGGGCGTGGCGATGTTTAATGCGAAGGTCGGGCGCCAGACTGAAATATGCGCGGGCCAGCTTTCCTTTGACCAGGCTTTCGAGCGGGAATTTCCAAAAACCATCGTCCGCAAGCCTACGGCAGAGCAGTTGCGCCTGTTCCTGCTGCCAGCGGAGGCCGTTACAGTCAACCGCAAGGGGGAGTTCGCCCTCACCGCAGGCGGTACGCTGCGTGGCGCCAAAAACGTTTACCACAATATGGCGCTGATGAATGCCGATATTCGCAAGGTTGTAGTCCGTTTTGACCCGCAGAACCTGCACGGCAACGTTTTCTGCTACACACTGGACGGTAAATTTATCTGTGAGGCCGCGTGTATCACGCCTGTAGCGTTCAATGACACTCAGGCCGGGCGTGAGCACTCCCGCCAGCAAAAACGGCTTAAAAAGGCAACTGACGCCGCTATTGCAGCCCAGAAGCAGAAAGACGCACTGGAGATATCCGAGCTTATGCCCCGCCTGGCCGAGCCGGAAGCGCCGGAATCCCGTGTTGTTGCCGTATTCCGCCCCCAGACGCACGGCAATACCGCAATAGCGCACGCAGTTGACGAGGAATCACTGCCTGATAACGACGAATATCTGAATAATTCGCTGGATATTCTCGAATTAAATAAACGCAAAGACATTATTTAAACCGAATTTAAATAACTGGAGTTAATTATGGTGAATATTACCGATATTCGCGCAGGCCTGCGCACGCTCGTTGATGCCGGTCGCGCTACTTACGCTCAGGTGGCCCGTGAAACCGGAATCAGCTCCGGCACAATCAGCGGCTTCATGAACGATAAATATAATGGCGATAATGAGCGCGTTGCTACCACGCTGGCCCGCTGGATTGAGAACCAGAACGCCGCCTCAGAGCTGCCGGAGCCGCCGCGCTTTATAGAAACCTACACGTCACGGCAAATCTGGACGTCCATGCGCTTTGCCCGCCTCACTGAGAGCATCGCTGTTATCTGTGGTAACCCCGGTGTGGGTAAAACCGCCGCCGCCCGCGAATATTGCCGCTCAAACGACAACGTGTGGATGATTACGATCACCCCGTCTTGTGCCAGCGTTCTTGAATGCCTGACCGAGCTGGCGTATGCGCTGGGGATGAATGACGCCCCTCGCCGAAAAGGCCCGTTGTCCCGCGCCCTGCGCCGCCGCCTGGACGGTACGCAGGGGCTGGTCATTATCGATGAATCTGACCACCTGCAAATCGAAGCGCTGGAGGAACTGCGTTTACTCCAGGAGTCTGCGGGAATCGGCCTGGTGTTGATGGGGAATCACCGTGTTTATTCCAATATGACCGGCGGTAACCGCACCGTCGAATTTGCCCGCTTATTTTCCCGTATTGCAAAACGCACGGCGATAAATAAGACCAAAAAAGCGGACGTTAATGCCATTGCCGATGCCTGGCAGATTACCGGCGATAGCGAACGCCAGCTATTACAGGCTATTGCTCAAAAACCGGGGGCGCTGCGCATTCTGAATCATGCCCTGCGCCTTGCCGCAATGACGGCTCACGGTAAAGGTGAACGCATCAACGAGGGTTATTTGCGTGATGCATTCAGGGATTTAGATCTGGATGTCGATATTGGCTCGTTGTTGAGGGGATAACAATGATTATCGAAAAAATCGCTGAACACATAAGCATGGCAGAAGCGGCGCAGGACTGGCTGCGACAGCGTGGTAGCCGTGTAACTGATATTCGCGTTTTTATGCGCCGTCCGCTGCTTGAGATTGCCTGCCCGCCTGCGGAACTGGTGCAGCGCGCCACCCGAATTATTGAACGTTGTGAAACCGGCACCCGCTCCGTGTGGATTGCCAGCCTGAATGATTGCCAGATTATCTGGCGCTAATTTAAAGGGAATCAAAGATGAAAATAGTAGCTTATGCCTGGGCATCAGGCTTAATCGAATTCGGTAAATCATGCCCGGACGGCGCGCTGCCCGTTCTGGTTGGTGACAATAAAGAAGTGCGCTCTGCGGTAAGCGTCCTGGCACGCCATTCCCGCACTAATGACGATCTGCTGGTGCCGGGAGTACCCGAAGCGGCAGACCAGAACGAGGCCGTAAAGGCCTTATCCCGATTCGCAAAAAGACTGAGAGAGTTTTAATTATGGCCAGTAAACCGAAACGCATTAAAAACGCTGCGGCGCTGTATGTTCCGCAAAGCCGCGAGGATGTTGTTCGCGATATCCGTAAGCTTGGCGATGTTCAGCGTACTGTGGCCCGTATGCAAACGGAAATGAACGACAAAATCGCCGCTATTACGGAGGTCTATGCGGAGCAAATGAAGCCGCTTGAAGACGACTTCAAAATGCTTTCAGCAGGCATTCAAAGCTGGTGTGAAGCTAACCGCGATGACCTGACGAACAATGGAAAGGTTAAGTCAGCAAATCTGGTGACTGGTGATGTCTGCTGGCGAACTCGCCCACCCTCCGTCACCATTCGTGGCATGGACTCAGTTATGGAGACTCTGAAGCGACTGAAGCTTGAGCGTTTTATTCGCACCAAAGAGGAAATCAATAAAGAGGCCATTCTGAACGAGCCGACAGCAGTCATTGGAGTGGCAGGTATTAAAGTTAATTCGGGTATTGAAGATTTTTCTATTATTCCGTTTGAACAAACGGCAGATATTTAAATCAGCCTGAATTAATAAAAAACCAATTTTAGATTTTATTCGGCGCAGCGCGTCAGGGACTCGTTCGCGCCGAATTCAGGAGAAATACACGATGGAATTGAATAAAGCCAAAATTTATGACGCAGCTCTGGCCTGTTGGGGGTTTGATGCTCAGGTGTTAACCGTCGCGGAAGAATGCAGCGAACTGGCTGCGGCGACCACTCGTTTTATTAACCATAAGGCCAACGGGAATGCCGTAGCAGAAGAAGCAGCCGACGTTGAAATCATGATTGAACAGCTACGGCACAACGGTATGAATGACATGATTGAGCAGCAAAAAGCCCGGAAACTCACCCGCCTCGCCCAGCGTGTTGGCATTGAATCCGACCCCGTTAGTCCGTTTGCTCCTGCTGTCAGTGAGTTGCTGGCCGATGCTCGGGAACAGTTAGAAATGGCTGAGGCTCTGTATTGCGATCCAAAGACCAGTAAGCGCCTGTCAGCGCATCGTGCGCGGATGGCGATCGGTCTGCTCATGCGCGCCGCTCAGGCGATGATTAGCGAGCAGCAGCGGGCGGAGGCGCGGCGATGAAATATACCCCGTCCGCGCAGGCTTTTCTGTGGCTGCTGTTCGTTGGTGGTTCGTTCCTGGTCTATAAAATGGCGGTGATGTTATGAGCATTATTACTGAGATTAAATTGTTTATCCGGGCCAACGGCCCGGCTACCTGCCGCGATATTGCAGCGGCGGTTAATGCGGAGCCCCGCGACGTTATTCCCGTTCTGCGTAATGCCGTCGATCGCATGGCGCTGTCAGAGTGCAACGGGTTTTATGACCTGCTCTCCACCGAATCTCGCCGCCAGTCTTACAACTGGATTGAAGGGTGTGCTCTGCCTGGCTGGGTTTATCGCCTGGCCCGAGGCCCGAGGACGTGCGAATCCATTGATGTCGTTGCCGAACTCAATTCAATAAAGCAGGAACAAGGATGGCCCCGCTTTATCTTCGCGAGTATTGATGTCCGGTTAAGCTGTTTTAAGTGCCTTTCAACAGGTGAGCTTGTAGACCGGTATGTACTCCGCTACATGCCACTGGATACAAGGGAGGCCAGATTATGATTGCTCAAAGGAATGATGACGAACTTCGCTGGAGAAATGATGCGATTAACTGCCTTATCCGGGCGATTAACGGTCAGGAGCTTAACGCTAATGAGGAATTTCTGCCTGATATGGTACGGGAGGCAATTCAGACTGTACGTAGCCAGCGCCATACGGTTCTGATTCTGTCGGCGCGTCAGATTCTTGAGGCGGCTGAGTTTGCCGGGCTGGAGGTATCAGCAGACCTGCAAAGCGACGAACTGGACGACGAGTATTGCATCCGTACCGGCACCATTGCGGCAAGCCCTGGCGAAGGGCTGGAACAATATGAGGGGCTGCTCATTGAAGCCCTGCATTATCCTGAGGATGGCGCCGTTCCCCTGTCTGGTGAACAGCCGTTCAAAGAGTATGAACCGGTTATTGATGAAGGGTTTCTGCGTACAGCAGCAAAGTACAACGGCCTGGCTGGCACGCTCGCATCCCGGCTTCTGAGTGTTGCTGAGATTGGTCAATGGCTTGTTCGTGGAGACACCGGACTAAGTAGCGAAACAATGGCGGCCATCTGGCTCGGGGCCAAATCCGGGCGATTCAGTTTCCCGCGTGATCCTTCTGATTTTGGACGGTGCTGGCGCCTGGTTGAAAAGGTTCCGGCCATACGTAAGGCATTCCCAAGAATCTGCGCCGTTTATCCACCAATAGCGCCATACCTTGAAAACTGGGATGAGCTGTCACGGCTTTATGTCGCAGCGACAGAGCACGGTACGGGTAAAGCTCCTGAGCTTTATCAACGGATGATTGCCTTACGGGGGAACAAATAATGTCGATTTCAAAAGAGCACTGGAACGGTATCCAGAATACTCTCTATAGGATGTATGGCGAAGTTACATTCAGGATGCCCTCAGGTGAGGAAATTACGGTTAATAAAGGATTTATTGCCGAGAATAAAATGGCCTTAATTGTTTGGGTTAACGGGGAGCGCAGTACGGCATGGGGCTTACCTACGCATGAGCAGTTTCGGCCATTAGTGCAGCATATCTGGCGTCGACAGACTCGCCGCCCTGGAGCCTCGGTTATCCGTAAAATATCAAAGATGAAAGGTGGTAAGCGATGGTTAAAGCAGAAAGAGAATGCCCATCTGTATGATGTGGTTGAGTATTGGGTGTGTTATTTCAACTCCGCAGCCTCCCTGGTTCGCCAGTACCGCAAAATTGAGGGGCTGGAACTGGTAACACCAGTTTCTGAGGTGATGAAAAATGCAGAGGGCTAACTTAATCAAACTGATCCACGTTGCCCGGCGCGAACTGACGCTTGATGACGATACCTATCGTGTAATGATTGGTCGCGTGGTTCCTGGCAAAACAAGCTGTCGCGACCTGAAGCCTGCCGAACTTGAACGGGTGTTGCATGCCATGCAGGAACAGGGATTTAAGCGGCGCCAGCCCTCTCGCACGGCTCCCGCAGGCGTTACCGATAAAATCCGGGTGATATGGCGCATCATGCACCGCGAAGGGCACGTGACAGATGGCAGCGACAAAGCGCTGGATGCCTTTGTCCAGCGTACCACCCGCGTTAAGAACGGCGGCGCCGGTGTTGCTCGCCTGGCATGGTTGCGTGGCGATCAGGCTTCTGTCGTTCTGGAAAGCCTGAAACGCTGGCACATGCGTTGTATGCTGGAGCGATTGCCAGATACAGGTATCCGTCGCACCTATGAACGGATCTGCGAGCTGTACAAAAAAACGATACGTTAACAGGGGTTGCGCTCCGTCAATGCGAGGGGCGCGCTCTGATGGATAATGGCCGCATTTGACGGGGAAGGAGGAACGAAAACGTGATTAACACCAGGTGGATAGCGGGAGTTTTACTGGCAACGTGCAGCATGATGGCTGCGGCGGCTGACGCCAGTAACCCCGATGAAGAAACGGTAAAGGCTGACCCTGCGTCTGGTTTCTGGTCATGCCACGGCACCCGCTTACATATGGCCCCAGACCTGCGCTCATGGCAGGATCTGGAATCAGGCGACGTGTTTACCCTTTACGAAGAGCCAGAGTTAGATGATTCAAAAGAGCTGGCTGTAAAGGGGATGAGCTATACATACTCATCAATGAGAAACCCTGCCGTATCGAAGTTCTTCATAGTCGATAAGACGGGTAAAAATCTCTATCTTCGAGATGACATCAAATTCTTCAAAACTTATCGCTGCAAGCGAGACAAGTAACCCGCCCGGTCATCTGAATAAATCCCGCTGATTTGCGGGATTTTTTTGTATACTGTATGCTCACTGTACAAACGATCAGGAGGTGCAGCATGGCAGAGCAGCAGACAGATATGTTCGATAATGACCCGCAACTGGAGCAGGTGCTCGGGCATATCGACAAAATCCCGGCAGCAGAGCTTGAGGCGGCGTGGCCTCAGTCTCTCGTTGACCTGGTGGATGTGATGGAGGCGGAGTTAACCCGCCAGGGCATCACGGGTGACCCACGCGCCGCAGCGCGCAAGCTGGCGGTGGCAATGAGTCACTACATGGGTGGTCGTGCCTATTACCTGCCGACCGGCGTCCGGATGTTGAACGCTATCCGCGATGATATGATTTACTGCGAGTTTGACGGTCGCAACATCGAGCATCTGCGCCGCAAGTACAGCCTGTCCCAGCCCCAGACCTACAACATTCTGGCCCAGCAGCGCCGCCTGCATACCCGGCGCCGTCAGCCTGACATGTTCGCCTGACCCATCCTCTGCAACCGGCTGCGCTCGAGAGCGCGGGTTGTCATATTGCATAAGAAACCCACACCCAACATCCCAATATTTATCCTCGGTTTAAATTCTTACGGAATAAACCGATGGCTTCAAAATTCCCCAAAACACTGAGTGCGTCACTGCTTGCCATCGTGCTGGCCGGGGGTGGCTACCACGAAATGACCCGCGAGACGCTGGTACATCTGGAGGGCATCGCATACGAGCCGTATCGCGATGTCGCCGGAGTGCTGACAGTCTGCGTCGGCCACACCGGGCCGGATATCAAGATGCGGCGGTATACCCACGCTGAGTGTATGACGCTACTCGACCAGGATTTAAAGCCGGTTTATGCCGCGATTGACCGCCTCGTTAAGGTTCCCCTGACCCCGTTCCAGCGTACTGCGCTGGCGACGTTCGTCTTCAATACCGGCACCGGTGCATTTGCCAAATCTACCCTCCTGAAACGGCTGAACGCCGGTGATTTTGCCGGAGCCCGTGACCAGATGGCCCGCTGGGTATTCGCTGCGGGTCATAAGTGGAAAGGACTGATGAACCGGCGCAACGTCGAAATGGCGATCTGGAATGTCAGGGGGCCTGATGATTTGCGGTAAATATCTGTTGGCCGGTGCTGCTGTAGCCGTCGCAATCAGCCTGGTCGTTGCCACCCACCGCATTGACAACCTGCGCAGCGACAACGCCACGCTGCGGCGGGATGTGCAGTTGCAGGCGCAGGCCCGTAACACCGCCGAATGGTTACTACAGAACCAGGTGCAGGCCATGCAGGTTTTTTCAGCTATCAGGGCCGCAAACATCGCCGCCCGCGCCGCAGATGAGAATCAACGCGATGACGCAAAACAAAAAATCACCGCTGCAACGGCTGGCGGTTGCAGTAACGGCCCTGTGCCTGCTGCCGCTGCTGGCGAGCTGCAAAAGCTCGAACACGCAACCCGTGCCGCCAGTGGTTTTATCACCTCAGATTGACGCAGAGCTGCTGGCCCCCACGCCGGTTCCGGCTATGCCGGTGCCGTTCCTGTGGCGCAGTTCGTTGTTGTGGAATGCCGACCTGCTAACGGCGCTCGGGCAGTGCAACCGCGATAAGGCGGCAGCGCGCCAGCAGGACGAACAGAGGAAACGAATTTATGGACGCCAAGCCCCCGGAGCTGGACAGCCTGCTCCGTGATATCTGGCAACAACAGGGGTGCGCGTATTCTACCCCACAGGGGGCGCCGTTTGATTCGCCCCGCGCCTGCGCCGGTTGTGGCAGGCCAATAGCGCCGTCTGTGCTGGCCGTTCAGCCGATGGCTACCCATTGTCATTACTGCCGCTCAGGGAGTTGAAGTATGGATTTTTACCCGGTGCTGACCGGTGCACTGGCGCTCCTGAGTGCCGTCGCAGGTATCGCCTGGTGGGCGCTGCGTCGCACGTTCGCCAGCACGGAGCGGGTCGAGAGGCTGGAAAACCGCCTGACAGAGATGGAAACACGTTACGCCAACATGCCCGGCGCGGAGGACATGCATGAGATGCGTCTGCGCATGGCTGATATGAGCGGCGAAGTGAAGGTGCTGGGCAGCACGATGAAAGCTATTTCACACCAGCTTGAACTGTTACTCGAAAACGCTGTGAATGGAAACAAACGATGATTAACGACATTCTGACCGAAGACCGCCGCCTGGTTATTCTGCGCTCTCTTATGGACTGCAATAACGAGGCGAATGAGTCGATTTTACAGGACTGCCTGGATGCCTACGGCCATAACGTTTCGCGTGACCTGGTTCGGGGGCTGATTGACTGGCTGGCCGAGCAGGGGCTGGTTACTGTCGAAAACCTGAGCGGCTTTTATGTCGTCACCATTACCGGTCGGGGACAGGATGTTGCCGAAGGCCGTGCAAAGGTTTCCGGCGTGAAGCGCCCGCGAGCACGCTAAGGAGCCTGCAAATGGAAAAGGCTAAACCTACCCGTGGCCGGGCTTCAAAGGTCGATTTATTGCCGGATAACGTGCGTAAAACCCTGCATGAAATGCTGCGGGATAAATCCATCCCCCAGGCGCAGATTCTGGAAGAGATTAACGCCCTGATTGATGACGCGGGCCTGCCCGACGATATGAAGCTGTCCCGCAGCGGTCTGAACCGCTACGCGACCAGCATCGAACAGGTGGGTGCCAACCTGCGCCAGTTGCGCGAAATGACCACCGCACTGACTGAACAGCTCGGCGACAAGCCGATGGGCGAAACGACCAAACTGATTCTGGAGATGGCCCGCAGCCAGCTTTTTAAAGCCATGATGCAGCAGGTTAACAACCCCGAAGCGGCGGTCGATATCGATATGCTCAAAAACGCCATGCTGGCCGCCCAGCGGCTGGAAGCAACGGCAATGTCCAGCCACAAGCGGGAGAAAGAGATTCGCCAGGCATTCGCCGAGGAAGCTGCAAATGCGGTCAGCGACGAGCTGCGCGGGCAGGACGGAATGAGTGAAGAACTGGAGCAGCGGATTCGCAATGTGCTGCTGGGTAAAGCGTAGGAGTGAAACGGTGCATAACTGGCAAAGATTATTGTCCGACGCCCATACAAATGCTTTTCGTGTGGTGGCGTTATCACCACTGCTTACTGGTGGCCTCTGCGGTCTGATGTCACGGGCAATCTGTAAAGATATGACGCTGGACGAGTTTTATTCTCTGACTGAGCAGGAAGTGAAAAATGGCTAATGAAAAAATTGATTACAAAAGTTCAACTGAACTGGCCCTGAGGTTATATCCCCTGTTAAAGGAAATGATTGATTCCGATCCTAAAGTTGCCAGTTGGATTATGGCTGAGGCGTTATATCTGCTCATGCAGATGGTAGATGGCCCGTCAACGGCGGGCCAGATAATTACTCGTGCTCAGGTTCGCCAGTAACGATCCGTTCGACCATCTGGTAAAAGGTGCGAAACGCGTTTTCTTCAGCGGATACTCTTTCCTCTGGCCGGGGAAATGACAGGGATACACCCTTGTCACGCGTCGACTCGAACATACGCCCGGCAATTGTCGCAATCTGGAGTTTCTGGTCAATGGTGAGCTTTTCTTTCATAAGTGCCTCTCGTAACAGGGTTAATAGCGAACGTAACCTTACCAGAGCAGTCTCGCATTTCCATGGTTAAGATAAGGGTTTAATTATATGGCCGGGCGCAAAAAGCCGCTTATGACGGCGTTGAGCGAACCACGCAAAATTGACCTTCAGGAGGAAGCCAGCAAGCTGGGCGTGGAAATCACGACCGACGTTGCTGACGCATTCCCGAAGAATGACCCCGTTTTTCTGGGCTATCAGGCCCGCTGGTTTGAAGACGACAGCCAGATTTGTATCGCGGAGAAAAGCCGCCGAACCGGTCTGACATGGGCCGAAGCCGGGCGTAATGTTATCACCGCAGCAAAACCGCGCCGCCGCGCTGGCCGTAACGTGTTTTATGTGGGCTCCCGTCAGGAGATGGCACTGGAATACATCGCCGCCTGCGCGCTGTTCGCCAGGGCGTTCAACCAACTGGCGAAAGCTGACGTCTATGAGCAGACATTCTGGGACAGCGACAAAAGCGAAGAAATCCTGACCTACATGATTCGCTTTCCGAACAGCGGTTTCAAAATCCAGGCGCTGTCCTCCCGCCCCTCTAACCTGCGCGGCCTCCAGGGCGACGTGGTGATTGATGAAGCGGCATTCCATGAATCGCTGGACGAGCTGCTGAAAGCGGCAATGGCGCTCACGATGTGGGGCGCTCGCGTGCGTATTATCTCCACGCATAACGGCGTCGATAACCTGTTTAATCAGTACATTCAGGATTCACGCGAGGGACGCAAGGACTACAGCGTACACCGCATCACTTTGGACGATGCGATCGCCGATGGTCTGTATCAGCGTATCTGCTATGTAACCGGTCAGGAATGGTCGCCGGATGCCGAAAAGAAATGGCGCGACGACCTGTACCGGAACGCGCCGGATAAAGAGTCCGCCGACGAGGAATACGGCTGCGTGCCGAAGAAAAGCGGTGGCGCCTACCTGTCGCGTGTGCTGATTGAAGCGGCCATGACGCAGGCCCGCGATATTCCGATCTGCCGGTTTGAAGCCCCTGACAACTTCGAATCGCTGTCACCGGCAACGCGTGAAAACATCGTGTCCGACTGGTGCGATAAGGAGCTGGCGCCGCTGCTGGCCGCACTGAATCCGAACCACAAGCACGCGTTCGGCGAGGACTTTGCCCGGCGCGGCGACCTGACCGTATTTATTCCACTGGAGATTACCGAAGATCTGCGCAAGCGCGAGGCCTTTCGTGTCGAGCTGCGCAATCTCACTTATGACCAGCAACGGCAAATCATGCTGTTCATCCTGGCGCGTCTCCCCCGGTTTATCGGCGCTGCATTCGACGCCACCGGTAACGGCGGTTATCTGGCAGAGGCGGCGCGGCTGGTCTACGGCCCGGAGATGATTGATTGCGTTCATCTCACCACCGCCTGGTATCAGGAGTGGATGCCAAAACTTAAGGGCGAGTTTGAAGCTCAGAATCTCACCATTGCACGCCACCAGACCACGCTGGACGACCTGCTGCAAATCAAGGTGGTCAAAGGCGTGCCACAGATTGATAAAGGCCGGACAAAAGACTCTGACGGCAGGCACAGCCGCCACGGCGACAGCGCCGTCGCTTTGTGTATGGCTGTCCGGGCATCGTATATGAACGGATTTGTGATTGATGAAGACAGCGTCCGGGCCATTCCCGGACGGCATGAGAGTGCCAGCGATGACGAATATAACGACGAATACCATGAATATGAGCGGGGGTGCTGGTAATGGGCCAGATTGTTGATTTAACCGGTCAGCCGTTCGACTTTGACGACGAATTGCAGACAGAACAGGAGGCGCTGGCGCTGGTGATGAAGCGCACGCAGGAGCACCCGTCGAGCGGTATTACACCGAACTGCGCCGCGCAGCTGCTGCGCGATGCCGAACGCGGTGACCTGTCCGCCCAGGCAGATCTCGCCTTTGACATGGAAGAGAAAGACACACATCTGTTCTCTGAACTGAGCAAGCGCCGTCTTGCGATTCAGGGGCTGGAATGGAGCATCAAGCCGCCGAAGAACGCCAGCGCACAGGAAAAGCGGGATGCGGAAATGCTGGACGAACTGCTGCGCGATGCGGCCTGGTTTGAAGACGGTATTTTTGATGCCGGTGACGCTATCCTGAAGGGGTATTCCTGCCAGGAAATCGAATGGGGCTGGTTGGGTAAAATGCGTGTGCCGGTCGCGCTGCATCATCGCGACGCCGCGCTGTTCTGTGCCAACCCTGACAACCTGAACGAGCTGCGGCTGCGTGATGGCAGCTATGAAGGGGTGTCGCTACAGCCGTTCGGCTGGTTCCGGCATCAGGCAAAATCACGTACCGGCTATGTGGGCACCCACGGGTTGGTCAGAACGCTGGTCTGGCCGTTCATCTTCAAAAATTACAGCGTGCGCGACTTTGCCGAATTTCTGGAGGTGTACGGCCTGCCGATGCGCGTCGGTAAATATCCCACCGGCGCCACGGCCCGCGAAAAGGCAACGTTAATGCAGGCCGTCATGGATATTGGTCGCCGTGCTGGCGGGATTATCCCGATGGGAATGACGCTGGACTTTCAGAGCGCGGCTAACGGCCAGGCAGACCCGTTTATAGCCATGATGGGCTGGGCCGAAAAAGCGATGTCCAAAGCAATCCTGGGCGGTACGCTCACCACCGAGGCGGGCGATAAAGGCGCCCGTTCACTGGGTGAGGTACACAACGAGGTGCGCCATGAGATTCGCAACGCAGACGTGCGCCAGCTTGAACGCACCATCGGTCGCGATCTGCTGTTCCCGCTGCTGGCACTCAACAGCCGCAGCCCGGTAGACCCGCGCCGTCTGCCGCGCATGGATTTTGACACCAGCGAGGCCGAGGACATCGCCATTTTCGCGGATGCGATCCCGAAACTGGCGGCGGGTATGCCGGTGCCGGTGTCGTGGGTTCAGTCAAAACTGAATATTCCGCAGCCTGCCGATGATGAGCCGGTATTCAGCGTACAGAGTACTGCGCCGGATGGCGTTGATCCGGCACCGACAGGCCAGGCTGCGCTGTCAGCACTACCGCAGGACGGCGTTACAGATGCGCCCGACGAAATGGCCGCAGGGGTCACCGCGTCAGAACTGCAACAGGCCGTTGACCCCATGCTGAAACCCGTCATTGCGGCCATTATTAAAGATGGCCCGGAGGAAGCATTAAAGCAGGCTGGTACGCTTTACAGCGAGCTGGATGACAGCGCTCTGATTGACCTGCTCACCCGTGCCATTTTTTTCGCGGACTTATGGGGGCGACTCGATGCCACAGACCGTTGACCTGGCCTATGCCGCCAGACTGCCACCCAAAGAGGCCGTCGCGTACTTTCGGGCAAAAGGTTATAGCGTCACATGGAACTGGTACGAGCAACTGATCGATGCGCACGCCCGCGCCTTTACCGTCGCAAAAGCTGCGCGTCTGGATGTGCTGAATACCATCAGGGATGAAGTTGACCGGGCGATTCACGATGGCATCACGCAACGGGAGTTCACCCGAACGCTGGCCCCACGTCTGCAAAAACTGGGATGGTGGGGAAAGCAGATCGTCGTTGATGGTGACGGCAACGCGAAAGAGATCCAGTTAGGCAGTCCACGCCGTCTTGCCACCATCTACAACGTGAATACCCGCACGGCGTATAACGCTGGCCGTTACGCCCAGATGATGAATACGGCGGAGGAGTTTCCGTTCTGGCAGTACGTGGCAATCATGGACAGCAGAACCCGGCCAGAACATGCAAAGCTGCATCTGATGGTATTTCGTTACGATGATCCGTTCTGGAAAACGCATTACCCGCCTAACGGATGGAGCTGCCGTTGTCGTGTCCGTGCGCTGTCCGCTGCGCGTATGAAAGCGCTGGGCCTTAAAGTCAGCTATGGCGCCTCGTTCATTCATACTCATGAAGTAGACGCGGGTGTTGACGAAACCACGGGCGAACTGTTCCGCACCACTTCAACCACGTTTGATAATGGCCGTGTGAAAATGACCCCGGATGTGGGCTGGTCATACAATCCCGGTTCGGCGGCATTTGGTACGGACCAGTCATTAATCCGTAAACTGGTGGAAACCCGCGACGCCCGTCTGCGCGAGCAGGTTGTCCAGTCGCTGAACAACAGCCGCGAGCGTCAGTTGTCGTTTTCACTCTGGGCCAGACGTCTGATGGATACCCGACGCGCCGGTCACGGTGTGCAGACGCTGGGATTTATGACCGAGAGCGTCGCGAACGCCGTGCGTCAGCGTACCGGAACGGAGCCGTCACGGCTGCTTGTCATGAGCGAGAAAAGCCTGATGCACGCCGACAGCGCGAAGCACCATAAAACCGGTGTGGCGCTCCAGCCGGAAGACCTGCAATTGTTGCCCACGCTGATGGCGGCACCGCAGGCAGTGCTGTGGGACAAACGGCACAATAATCTGCTGTACATCGTCACCAGCAGCGATGGCGCGGCCAAAGTGGCGGTGAACGCGGCGCAGTCCGTTAAACGGGTGCCGGATACGCTGGATGTGCTGATTAACGCCTATCGTGTTGAAGTGCAGAGCCTGAAAACCGATATTGCCGGGGGCTGGCTGGAGGTACTGGAGGGAAGTGTTGATTAAGCCGGTAACGGGAATCGAACCCGTATACATGCGCCTGTTGGCACACCGCTTTACCGTTAAGCGTATACCGGCTTACGACCAGTATACGACACCTCAGGAGGTCAGTAAATGAGCATCGACTTAGCGGTTGTTGTGGATGTCCGCCGCATCCAGACAGCCTTTGCCGGTTTGGGCGCTATGGCGAACGATCGGGAGATTCCCCGCATCGCTGCCGGGGCGCTGCTGTCGTCCACCGAACAGGCATTCGAGCAGGAAGCCGATCCCATCACGGGTAACCACTGGTCATCATGGAGCGACCCATATCTGGCATGGCGCGAGCGGCACGGCTACACACCGGGGAAAATCCTGACGCTGAATGGCGACCTTGCCCGCAGCATTACAACCGATTACGGCCCGGACTATGCCCTGATTGGTTCGCCGAAGGTATACGCCGCTATCCACCAGTGGGGGGGAACTGCCGGAATGCCCCCCGGCCCGGCAGCGGTTCCTGCGCGTCCGTACATGGGGCTGGATAAGCCTGGCGAGGCGGATATCTTCAACGCCATCAAAAAACGCGCTGAACGCGCCACAGGGGCGTGATACGATTCAGGGCGCGCAATGAGGTGCCCGCAATCTTTTAAACGCTCTCAGAGCGAATTAAACGGGGTTTGAACGCGACCCGCGACACCCTCCCGCCCCGTTTCCCATTTTTTCGCTGTTTCCCCCTCTGTCAGTAGTCAAACGTAATAAACCCATCCCCTCACGCGTACCGCTGAAAATGGCCGCTCAGTCACTTACATGAGCAGGCCATGAACAAAAACGCTATCGCCGTCGCCATTCTGAACGCCGGAGCAGAAAAAGCCCCTGTCGGTATTGCCATGCTGGCCGCGACCGCCGTTGATGATGGCTGGTATCAGTTGCTGCCTGCCGGTCGGTTCCGTTCCCGCGATGGCCGTCCGGAAGACGTGCCGGAAGGCTGGCTGATGAATGCCGATATCGCCGCCCGGCTGATTGCTGGCGTGCGTGCCCTCGGCCAGGACGTGCTGATTGATTACGAGCACAACCAGCTTCGCAAGATGCAGAAGGATATTGCGCTCCCTCCGGAGTCTCTGGCGGCTGCTGGCTGGTTTAACGCTGACGAAATGCAGTGGCGCGAAAACGAGGGGTTGTTCATCAGGCCCCGCTGGACGCCCGTTGCCCGCCAGCGTATCGACAACGGGGAATTCGGTTATCTCTCTGCTGTATTCCCCTATGCCGCCAACGGCGAGCCAACGTCGTTGCGCATGGCTGCTTTGACAAACGACCCCGGCGCGACGGGCATGAAACGCCTGGCGGCGCTGGCTGCGAAATTCCCCGACGATTCACCTCAACAGGAGAACCACCCCATGAACGAAAAGCTGCGTCAGTTGCTGGCGCGTCTGGGCATTACCGTGCCCGAAAAAGCGGAAATCACTGACGAGCAGGCAACGGCTGCGCTGTCCGCGTTCGACGCTATCAAAGTTGAAGCGGGCAAGGTCGCGGCGCTCTCTGCCGAACTGGAAACCGCCAGAACTGCGTCAGCGGGTGCCGTTGACCTGACGAAGTATGTCCCGGTCGAGGCCTACAACGCCGTGCGTAAGCAACTGGCGGAAGTAAGCGGCCAGCATTCCACTGCCACACTGTCCGCCGTACTGGATAAAGCCGAACAGGAAGGCCGCATTTTCAAATGCGAACGTGGTTACTTCGAGCAGCTCGGCGGGCAGATTGGCGTTGCCGCGCTCTCGGCGCAGCTCGACCAGAAGCAGCCTATCGCCGCGCTGTCTGCCATGCAGACCGTCACCACGCCAGGCGTGGAGCAGTCGCAGAAAGAGCGGCTGGCAGCGCTTTCAGCAGATGAGAAAGCGGCAGCTAAAGCGCTCGGCATCACCGATGCGGAGTATCAGAAACTCAAAGAGGATGAACAGGCATGATCGTTACCCCGGCCTCAATCTCTGCACTGATGACCACCTACCGCAAGGATTTTCAGGGCGGTCTGGGCGATGCCCCGTCACAGTATGCAGAAATTGCGATGACAGTACCGTCATCATCTAAATCCAACACATACGGCTGGCTGGGTAAATTCCCGTCGCTGGTCGAGTGGGTTGGTAAGCGCACCATCCAGCAGATGCAGGCGCATGGCTACACCATCACCAACAAAACCTACCAGGGCACCGTCGGCATCCCCCGCGACGATTTTGAGGATGACAACCTGGGAGTTTATCGCCCGGTTTTCCAGGAGATGGGCCGCGCTGCGGGTGTTCAGCCGGACGAACTGGTGTTTGCGCTGCTGAAAGACGGATTCAGCCAGGCCTGCTATGACGGCCAGAACTTCTTTGATGACGAGCACCCGGTTTACCCGAACGTGGATGGGACAGGTACGGTGGTCAATGTCTCCAACATCCTGACTCAGGCGCCGGGTAAGAATGCTGATGGTGAGGATGTGCCGTGGGAAGGTCTGCCGTTCTATCTGCTGGACTGCTCCCGAGCTGTAAAACCACTGATTTTCCAGGAGCGCCGCAAGCCCGAGCTCATTACGAAAACCAGCGTAACCGACGATCACGTCTTCATGGAAAACGAATTCCTGTTCGGTGCCAGTGCCCGCCGTGCAGCCGGGTTTTCTTTCTGGCAGATGGCCGTCGCCGTTAAGGGTGACCTGACCCTGGGCAATCTCTGGGGTGGCTGGCAGATGATGCGTGGCTTTGAAGGTGATGGCGGCAAAAAACTCGGCCTGAAACCAACGCACATTGTTGTCCCAGCCGGTCTGGAAAAACAGGCCACGCAGTTGCTGAACCGCGAGCTGTTTGCAGAGGGGAATACCACCGTCTCTAACGAGATGAAAGGCAAGCTGAAACTGATTGTCGCTGACTACCTGTAAGCCCATTTAAAGGCGGTTCACGCCGCCTTTAATCCCTGTTTAAAGGAGAAATCTGTGTCATGTCTGACGAAATTAAAAACAGCGCTGGCAATGCTGGCGATGGGGCTCAGGAAAGCGGCGCAGCGCTTTGTTGTGTGGAAGTCAAATGTCCGCGCCCGGTCTACCGCCGTGCGGGTTATTCACTGGTTCGCGGTAAAAGCACCATTGACGGCGTTACCGCTCAACAGCTCGCCGTGCTTAAAGCTGACCCGGTGCTCTCTGTCGCTGTGGTATCTGAAACGCCAGCGTCGCCGGACGGTGAATCGCGGGGGATGGACGTTCTGGTCATGGACGACGTGAAGCCTGAAGAGGGAATCGCCACCCAGTTAGATGGTGAGCACGTGGATACTGTCCAGCTTAATACACGTATTCTGGCGGCGATTGCAGGACTTGAGCAAGGTAACCCTGAGCACTTTACCAGGGCAGGCGCCCCGCGCGTGGCGGCGGTCTGTGACGCGCTGGGTGAAACCATCACCAGCGAGCAACTGAAAGCTGCTCTGGCCGGAACCAACGAGGGTTAATCATGTACGCCACGGTCAGCGATATGTGTCTGCGTTACCAGCGCCGCAACCTCGACCTGCTCACCAGTAGCAAGACCGAAGACGGCAAGCCTGATGATGCGATTATTCAGAACGCGCTGAATGACGCCAGCGCCCTGATTGACAGCTATATCTCCGCCCGCTACACGCTGCCGCTGTCCGTGGTGCCCGGCGCGCTGGCGCAGCAGTGCTGCGTCATTGCCTGGTATTACCTTAACGACATGCGCGCCACCGAGCAGGCCACGCAGCGTTACAAAGACGCGGTACGCTGGCTCGAAAGCGTCCGCGATGGCAAAACCCCGCTCGGCGTTGACGCTGATACGGCCACCGCGCCGGACAGTGAAAATCTGGCGCAGGTGGTGGCCGATCCGCTGGTGTTCTCACGTAAGCAACGGGGGTTTATCTGATGATTGGGGAAACGGAAACCGCCCTGCTGGCCCGCGTTCGTGAGGTATTCGGCGCCACGCTGCGCCAGGTCGATACCCACCCCGGTACCTGGTCGGATATCGATATTCGCCGGATTCTGATGTCTCCGCCTGCGGTCTATCTGGCCTGGCTCGGTTGCGGTGAGGGGCGTACCCGCCGCGAGGTGGAAAGCCGCTGGGTGTTCTACGTGGCCGCAGAGCTGCTCAACGGGCGCGAGGCTGACCGTCTCGGCGTGTACCAGATTGTCGAGCGTCTGGTTTCCAGTGTGAATGGCCGCTCATTCGGGCCGTCAACAGGGCTGGCGCTGACTAAAGCGCAAAACCTGTATACCGACGCCCAGGGCAGTCAGGGCGTCGCCCTGTATGGCCTGTATTTCAGTGCCCGGACACCACTACCGGATGACACAGATACCAGCTCGCTCGATGACTTCGAACGGCACTGGCAGACGTGGTGCCTGCCGGACGGCACCCCGGAATTTGCAGCCCATATCAACGTAAACGAGAGAGAGAATAACGATGGCTGAAGACCTGTTTTTCATCAGGCCAGCGCCGGGGCGATCTGTTCGCGACCCGCGCACAATGAAGCTGTTACCCAAAGCGGGTGCCAGCAAGCCGCGCAATGCGTACTGGCTGCGCCGTGCCGCTGCCGGTGATGTGGTGGTGATTGAGTCCACGCAGAAAACCAAAAAGGCGAAAGCGAAATGAGCGATATTTCTTTCAACGAGGTTCCCGGCGCCGGTGAGTTGCGCGTACCGATTACCTACATCGAATTCGATAACAGCAACGCGGTAACCGGAACGCCGCAGCCGCGCCAGCGCGTGCTGATGTTCGGCCAGCGCGCAACCAAAGACGGCCAGCCTGTGGGGTCAGCGATTAACGATCAACCCCTTCGCATCTATTCCGCGTCTCAGGCGTCGGCGGCATTTGGTCAGGGCTCCATGATGCACCTGATGTGCCAGTCGTTTCTGGATATCAACCGCACGGCGGAGCTGTGGTGCATCCCGCAGGGCGACGGCAGCGGCACAGAGGCGGCAACCATCAATCTGAATGGTACGGCCACCGGCAGCGGTGTGCTGGTGACCTATGTTGGTGGTACGCGCCTGGCGGTTTCTGTATTGACGGATGATACCGGCGCACAGATTGCCGATGCACTGGCGGAACTGATTAACGGCACCTCAGACCTGCCGGTAACGGCGGAGGTCGTGCCGGATGCCGGGGGCGATGATGGCGATGACACACACGCCGATATCGTGCTGACGGCAAAGTTTGCCGGGCGCTCGGCGCCAACGGACGTCCGCTGGAACTACTACAGTGGCGAGGCGCTGCCGGGCAGCATTAATGCCAGTGTTACGTATCCTGCCGGTGCAACGGATAACCCGAGCATTGCGGCGGCTGTCGCGAACATGGGCGAGCAGCAGTACAAATACATCGTCATGCCGTATCTCGATGAGCCTAACCTGAACCTGCTGCGCACCGAGCTGAAAGACCGCTGGGGGCCAGTGAATCAGGCGGACGGCTTCGCGGTGACGTCGTACCACGGCACTCTTGGCGGACTGACTGAGTTTGGTCTGAGCCGTAACGATCACCTGATTTGCTGCCTGGGCGTTCCGGCCACACCACAGCCGCAGTACGTTTGGTGCGCCAGCCTCTGCGCGGTTGCTGCTGCATCGCTCACGATTGACCCGGCGCGCCCGCTCCAGACGCTGACGATTCCGGGCCTGATGCCGCCTGAGCTGAAAGACCGCTTTACGTGGGCCGAGCGTAATTCGCTGCTGTTCGACGGCATCTCAACGTTCACCGTGAATGACGGTGGCGAGGTGCAGATTGAACGTCTGATCACAATGTACCGCACAAACAGCTACGGCGACCCTGACCCGTCCTACCTGGACGTGAACACCATCGCCACGCTCAGTTATCTGCGTTACTCAACCCGTGTGCGCATCACCCAGAAATTCCCGCGCCATAAGCTGGCCGATGATGGAACGAACTTTGCGCCGGGTCAGGCGGTTGTGACGCCATCCATTATCAAAACTGAGCTGCTGGCCCTGTTCCAGGAATGGGAGCTTGCCGGGCTGGTTGAAGACTTCGACACGTACAAGGACGAGTTGCTGGTCACGCGCAACAGCAGCGACCGTAATCGCATCGATGTGCTGGCCGGGCCGAACCTGATTAACCAGTTCAGAATTTTCGCGGAACAGCTCCGCTTCATCCTGTAGTAAGGAGGATTTATGGCAGGAAATCAGCGCCAGGGCGTTGCGTTCATCCGTGTGAATGGCCGCGAACTGGAAACAATGGAGGGGGCATCATTCACCCCGTCCGGCACCACCCGCGAGGATGTTATTGGCTCCCGCGTCTATGGCTGGAAAGGCAAGCCCCGCGCCGCGAAAGTGGAATGCAAAATTCCGGGCGGCGGGGATATCGGGCTGGATGAAGTCATCGCCTGGGATAACGTCACCGTCGAATTCCAGGCGGATACGGGCGAAACCTGGCTCATGGCGAATGCCTGGCAGTCAGACGAGCCGAAAAACGATGGGGGCGAAATCTCCATTTCATTCACCGCAAAAGAAAGTAAGCGCATCGCATAAGGGGAAACCATGTCACAACGGGATGAAGCAGTAATGCTGGAGCAGGAAATTCTGGAGCAGCTTAAAAACGGCGGTTTTCGCCTGGCAGATGGCCTGCCATACGGCACCGGTGAAGACGCTGAAATGCAGTATGACGTCACGTTTCGCGAACTGACGGCGGGCGACATCATTGACGCACAGCTCGCATCCGAACGCGTTGTCGAAACCCGCAACGGCCCGCAACTGGTGTCCAGCGCGGCGCAAATGGGTGTCGAGTTGCTACGCCGCCAGATTAGCAGCGTGGGCTGCATCAAGGGGCCGCTGTCGGTGGTCATGCTCAAGAAACTGTCAACCGGCGATTTTGAGCGTCTGACCATCGCGTCCGAGATGAAAGACTCCGCAGCGGCGACAAAGCTGGCGTCAGAACGGGGGCGAGTGGCTGCGGTATCGGAATGATGTCGAGCGGGCTGCGATAGCGGTCGGGGTCATCATGAAAGGTGGCCCCGAGTGGGCGATGGCCCAGCCGCTATCAAGGCTTTTCCGGTACTGCCAGCAGGCTGAAAAAATCACCAAAGGAAAATAATCACATGGCCGGGCGAAACCTACGCGCATCAATCATTATCGACCTGATGGGCAACATCGCCCAGCGTTCCCGTCAGTTCTCCGGCAACATCGGCTCAATGGCACGCAGCAGCCGGTTAGCCATGCGCAGTATGCGCGCCGGTGTTGTTGAACTCTCCAACTCCATAGACCGTCTCGGCGCTAAAGCTACCGGCGCATTCAGGGGCATCGCAACGGGTGCGCTGGGCCTGGCTGGTGCCGGTTACACAGCGAAAAAGTTCTTTATCGATATCGCTGCGACCCGTGAAAACCAGCGTATTGCGCTGAACTCACTGTACAAGGGCGACAAGGCCCACGCCCAGCAAATGATGGCCTGGGCTATCCAGAACGCGAAGGACAGCACCTGGGGTTTAACGGGTGTGATGCAGGAATTCACCTCGTCCAAAGCGTTCGGCATGACGGATAAAGGCGCTCAGGACTTTATCACCATGCTGGAAGATCAGGGCGCACTCAAGGGGTGGGATTTGAGCGCCGCCCAGGGCGCATCGATGCAGCTCAAGCAGATGTTTGCCCGTCAGCAAATTACCGCCGCCGATGCCAATATCCTGACCGGGTACGGCATTAATGTGTACAGAACGCTGGCTGAAGCCACAGGGAAATCAGAGCGGGAAGTCCGAAGGCTTGGGGAGACTGGAAAGCTAGGGGCTAAATCAATTGGCCTGGTTTTTCAGCTACTAAAAGATGAAGCGAAGGGCGCACAAAAGAACGCCATGAACTCCTGGACGGGCCTGACCGCCCAGATGGGCGACGTCTGGGAGGGGTTCGCCGACAAGCTGATGAACAAGGGGCCGTTTGAGCGCCTGAAAAATCAGTTACGCAGCGTGCTGGCCTGGTATGACCGTATCAGCAAGCCGGACGTCCATGGAATCAGCGAGCTTGACCGCATCACCGACCGCCTGGCCGCCCGCTTTAACTCAACGTTTGACGCGATTCAGAGCGGCGCCCGCAAAGCCTGGAGCGCCCTGAGCGTCGGGCGACAGGCGCTGTCATGGGTGGACGATAACATCGTCAGCCTCAAGAAGCTGGCGGCAGTTATCGGCGGTATCTGGCTGACTAATAAGATGCTGCGCGCTGGCGCCAGTCTGGCGCGCCCTGCCTGGCAACTGGCTCGCTGGCCCATTCGGACACCGTACCGTGCCTATAAGTGGATGCGTAACCGCCGCAATGGCGGTGGTGCTCCGGGCCTGCCCGGTGTCATTCCCAACCCTCAACTGGTACAGCAGGTTTTTGTCACCAACTGGCCTGTCGGCGGCATGGGTGGCGGCGATGTCTACACCGGCGAAGGGAAACGTAAGCGCGGCCCGGGACGAAATAAACCCCGTCGCGTTCCGGTATCACCGTCACTCCCAGCCGCCGTACCGAAGAAAGCAAACATTGTTTCCCGTTTATTCAGTGGCGCAGGGAATGCGCTGTCCGGCGCGGGTAAGGCTGTGGGCGGCTGGCTCGGCTCGGCGGGTAAGTGGCTGGGCGGTACGGCTGTGGGCCGGGTTGCGGCGAAAGGTGGGCAGGCGCTGGGCTGGCTCGGCAAGGCAGGCGGTGGCCTTGCCCGCCGTCTGGGTGGCCCCGCGCTCAGTGCCGTCATGCTGGCCCCCACACTGCTTGATGAGAATACCAGTCTCCACGACAAAGGCGGTGCAGTGGGCAGTACGGCGGGCGCCTGGGTGGGCGGTGCAATCGGCTCTATTGCCGGGCCGTTAGGCACTATTGCGGGTGCCACGCTGGGCGGCGTCGTGGGTGACTATCTCGGTGGTTTTGTGGCTGACATGTACAGCAAATGGGACAACAAAGACCCGGCGCCACCGCAGGAGCAGAAAGTTGAGGCTAATGCGCGGCTTCAGGTCGAGCTGGCTGATGGTCTGCGCCTGACCAGCACGACCGTTAACGAGTCCGGGATGGGGCTGAATGTCTACACCGGCTCCAATTTTATTCCGGGGTTTTAACGTATGTTTGAAAGCACAGTAGCTGCAATTAACAGCGCCCGTGATTCCCTCGGACTGAGGGGAGCGGTCACCGGCACCGGTAGCCTGCGTGGGGTGCCGTTCCTGGTCTACCGTGAGCAGAAGCAAAGCGGTGGGCGTCGCATCGTCAAACGCGAGTACCCGCTACGCGATACCGGTGGCGCCAACGATCTGGGTCGTAAACTGCGTGAACGGACGTTTACCGCCGTTGTGCTCGGCAACAGCGCCAGCACGCAGCGCGACGCCCTGATTGATGCACTGGAGGCCGCGGGCAGCGCCGAACTTGTTCACCCGGAATTTGGCACTCAGCAGGTGATGGTGGACTCGTTCGAATGCCGCAGCAGCGCTGACGAACTAAACATTTATGAGTTTACGATAACCGTATACCCTGCGGCGACAGACAACGCGCCGCAGGCTACGCAGAACACGGCAAACGCCGTCGCCAACCAGAAGGACAGCCTCTTTGGCAGCCTGGGCGATACGTTGACCAGCGCATGGCAAACCGTGCAGGAAGGCACGGCGGGCGCAACCGCTGTACTGAACGCCATCACTGGCGTTTTTGATGACGTTTATGATGCCGTGGAGAATATCGGCGTGCTCGATGACGTCAATCAGTTGCTGGGCGCCGTGGCTGCGGTAAAAGGTTCCGCCGAAGGGATGCTGAACGCCCCCGCGCTGCTGGCGGCAAATGTCCTCGGTGCGCTCGATGGCCTGTCCAATATATGCGACGCCTCAAACGCATTCCGGGCTTACGAGCGTCTGGGCGTGCATCTCAACAAACGCCAGGCCTCTGTTGATGTCACCCACATCCCTGACGCCGCCGTCAGCAATGTGGCCGTGCTGTTCCACGTTGCCAGTACCGGCGCGCTGGCCGGGCAGGCGGCAGCGGCCTCCGGCGTGCTGACGCAGGCCATCGATGCCGACAGCGTGGACGTTACCCCTCATGCGCCGCAACTGACCGCCGACGCCACTACGGCAAGCTCGGTTGCCTCTGCTGCCAGTGTGTCAGACGTAATAATCCCAGCGACCAGCTCAACGGCGGTAACCTCAGAGAGTACCGTCAGCGTGATTGAAAGTGACTGGCCGCAATTCGAGAGCCGCACCGACATTGAACGGGTCGCCGTTGATATCGGTAACGCCCTCGATGCGGCGGCACTGACTGCGGCAGATTCCGGTTATGCAACAGACAGCGCTGCGATTACCCGCCTGCGCCTGCTGACGGTGCAGGATTTACGCCATCGCGGGCTACGCCTGTCTGGTGTGAGTTCTGTCCGGCTGGCCCGAACTGAACCCGCGCTGGTGACGCTGTACCGTCAGACCGGCAGCGCGCAGCAGTGGCAGAGGCTGGCGCGGCGTAACAGCGTCGACAATCCGCTGTTTGTGCCGGGTGGTGTGGATATCGAGGTGATTGATGAATGACGTTGCGTTGCGCGTGGACGGCAAAATTTTTACCGGGTGGACGTCGATTACGATCAACCGCTCGATTGAGTCCCTGAGCGGCTATTTCGACCTGGGCGTTAACGTTCAGGTGGAAACGGATTTGTCGTCTCTGGCGCCGGGTAAGCCGTTCACGCTGACGATTGACGATCGCGTTGTGATTACCGGTTACACCGACGGGCGCCGTCGCCAGATGCAGGCGGACAGCATGAAAATTACGATCACCGGTCGCGACAAAACCGCTGACCTGGTGGACTGCGCCGCCATCTACAAGGGTGGTCAGTGGAAGAACCGGACGTTACAGCAGATAGCCAGCGACCTGACCGCGCCCTACGGCATTGCTGTGCGCCGGGAGCTGACTGACAGCGAATCGGCGGCACCGTTTCCGTCATTCACCCTGGACTATTCAGAGACGGTATACGAGGCGCTGGGCCGTGCTGCCCGTGCCCGTGGCGTACTGATGACAACCAACGCCGCAGGCGATCTGGTTTTCACCCACGCAGACGCGGCGTACAGCGACACCCTGGTGCTGGGCGATAACCTGCTGGAGCTGGACTACAACGAGGATTTTCGTGACCGGTTCAGCGAGTACCGCGTTGTTGGTCACGGGCGCGCCAGCGGCAAAACCGGCGACACACAGACAGCCGCCGCTATTGCCAGCCAGAAAGGCAGTACCACTGACCCGGAAGTCACCCGCTACCGTCCGACAATCATTCTTGCGGACAGCAAAACCACCGGGCAGACGGCCACCGCCCGCGCCGTTCGTGAGCAGCGCCGCCGCCTGGCAAAGTCGGTTGAGTTTGAGGCAAAGCTGGACGGCTGGCAGCGCCGGGACGGCAGTATCTGGTTGCCTAATGTGCTGGTCGATATCGACGCGTCGAAATTCGGTATCACAACCGGGCCGCTGCTGGTCAGCAAGGCCGTGCTGTCGCTCGACGATCGGGACGGACTGACAACCACGCTCACCCTGGGACCGCGCGATGCGTACCTGGTGCCGGTTGAGCCGGACAGCAAAGGCCGTAAGAACAAAAAAGCGGAGTCCAGCGGCGGCGTTGATGCTCTGGTCGAAGAATATTATCGCAAACACCCGGAGAAACGCCCGTAATGAATGATATGACCCTGAGCCGTATGCTGGCCCCGGTTATGCGCCGTGTACGCCTGATGCTGGGCCGCGCCGTGGTGAACATGGTCAATGATTCGCTGAAGGCGCAGAACGTCCAGGTGTCGATGCTCGATGACGAAACCCCGGATGACGTTGAGCGCCTCCAGAACTACGGGCTGATTAGCGTCCCGCTCGCCGGGGCTGAGGCGATTATTGGCTGTGTCGGGGCTGACCGCGACCATGCTGTCGCTCTGGTGGTTGAAGACCGCCGCTATCGGCCTACAGGGCTTGAAGCGGGCGACACTGGCCTTTATCACTACGAAGGGCACCGGCTGCGCCTGACCCAGGACGGGCGGCTGATTATTACCTGTAAAACCGTCGAGGTGTACGCCGATGAGAGCGTAACACTGGATACCCCGAAAACTGTCATTACCGGCGACGTTGAGATTCAGAAAGGGCTGACCGTCACGGGGCAGAGCCAGTTTAAGAGCCATATCACGGCGCCCGACGCGATTATTAACGGCAAATCGACCGACAAACACACCCACAAGGGCGACAGTGACGGCACAACGGGGCCGATGCAATGACGACAGATATTGCGATCGTCTGGGACAACGGGCTCGGGGATATCGCGCTGGACGGTATCGATATGCTCACCGACAGCACACTGACGACAGCGGTGATTATTTCGCTGTTTACTGACCGCCGGGCGCAGGATTCCGACGAGCTGCCCGGCTCAGATGGTGATCGCCGGGGTTGGTGGGGCGACAGCTATCGCGACAGGCCAATCGGTTCGCGGCTGTGGTTGCTCTCGCGTGAAAAGACGCTCCAGTCTGTTCTGGACAGAGCAGCGGCTTACGCGCTGGAAGCGTTGCAGTGGCTGAAAGCCGCCGGACGCGTGACAAAAATCGCGGTATACGCGAGCCGCGTCAGGCAGAACGGGCAGGAAATGCTGTTGCTTGAAATTGAACTGTCGTTACCGGACGGCACCACCCAACCATTCACTTTTAAAGCCAGTTTTAGCGGGGTTTAAATGCCGTATAAAGCGCCGGGCCTCACTGACCTGATCGCCCGTACAGAACAGAACGTTCAGCAGCGCCTGCCGGGCACCTGGCCGCAGGCCAACGAAACCACCCTGGGGGCACTGGCCTACGCTAATGCCGGGCTGGCGGCGGGTGTTCATGAGCATGTGTCGTGGGTGAGCCGCCAGATTATCGCCAGCGATGCCGACGAAGCCGAACTGCTGAAACACTGCCAGCACTGGGGCGTGCGCCGTAAGCAGGCGACCGCCGCCAGTGGCACAGTCACAATGACGGTGACGGATGCCGTCACCATCCCCGCTAATACGCGCTGGCAGCGCGCTGACGGCGAGTTGTATATCAACACCGAAGCGGCAAGCGCAGGTGCTGCCGGAACACTGGATGTCGTTCTCACGGCGATTAATGCCGGGGCCGGTGGCAACGTTGCTGCCGGTACGGCGCTGACGCTGGTCACACCGCTGGAATATGTTATCGCGCAGGGTATCACCACTGCGGGGATTGTCGGCGGTGCGGATATTGAAAGCGTCGGCGAGCTGCTGGCCCGGCTGGAATTTCGTGTCCAGTATCCGCCGTTCGGTGGCAATAAATATGATTATGTGCGCTGGGCGCGTGAATGCACAGGCGTAACCCGCGCCTGGTGCCTGCCAACCTGGAAAGGCGGCGGCACGGTGGGTGTGACGTTCGTTATGGATAACAACGACAATATATTCCCCGAAGAGGCGGATATTACCCGCGTTTCGGAATATATCTATTCGCATAAAGACCCGGTAACAGGGTTAATTGTTGGCGCGCCGGACGGCATTGTTATTACGGTATTTGCGGCCACGCCAAAGCCCGTGGATATGGAAATATTAATTTCCCCGAATACCGAGGCCATGCAAAACGCCGTAAAAAGCGCGCTGGTATCGCTGTTTTATAACGAGTCCGAGCCGGGCGGCTCCCTCGCGCAGTCCCATATTATCCGGGCTATCGCTAAAGTATCGGGCCTGACCGACTTTAAGCTGCGTTCGCCTGCCGATGACGTGCTGTATTCCGAAGCAACCGAATTGCTGACGGTGGGCGAAATCACATGGCTGTAGATAACGATATGCAGATTGATGAGCGCGATCAGGCTGAATATCTGACGCCGTATCAGACTGCGTTTCTGCAACTGCTGCCTGTGGGCCGGGCATGGAATAAGGCGCCATCAAGCAGGCTGGCCGCGCTGGCCGGAGCGCTGTCTGACTCGCTCAAAACCGCCGACAGCGTAGCTACCCGGATGCTGGATGAACGGTTTCCGATAACGTCAACGCTGCTGCTGGAGGACTGGGAGCGGTTTCTGGGGCTACCGGACTGCACCAGCGAAACCGGCACGATTAACACCCGCCAGCTTGCGGCGGATAACAAGCTAAAAATGGTGGGTAGCCTGTGCCGTCCGTTCTATGAGGATTTGGCTGCGCAATATGGCTATGACGTTGAGTTAACGGATTCTGACGAGGGGCAATATACCACCAACGTCAATGTTAAAAACGGCGTCAGCTACCGCAATGCTACCGTGCTGGATAACTGTTTAACGCCGCTGCGGGTTTATGACTCCGGCGCGCTGGAATGTCTGCTGGAAAAATATAAACCGGCTCACCAGATTTATAAATTTATTTATCCCGACGAGGAATAATTATGTTTCACCTGGACAATAACAGCGGCGTTTCGTCAATGCCCGCAGTCGGCGCCATGCAGGATAATACCACGCGCTGGTTTACAGAGGGGGCAGGTACTCAGTCCCCAAGCTGGCCGGGACAGGACTGGTTTAATATCGTACAGGCCGAGCTATTAAATGTTTTAACGGAAAGCGGAATTACGCCGGTTAAAACGCAGCTTAATCAGTTAGCCGCAGCAATTAAGTCCATCGTCAATAAAAACGCTCTGCTACGCGATAACCTGCTAAGTGAGATTAAAGATAAAGGCGCATCGGCACAGAAAGCTGCTCTGGATAACCTTAATGGCGTGCCTAAAACCACAACCATTAATGGCCATTCGCTGACAGGGAATGTTAATGTCACGTCACAGGATATCTTTGGTCTGTCTACTGCTATTGGGGCTGGCGCCGACCTGAATACATACCAGACTCCTGGCATTTACTATCAGAATCTGAATACTAATGCAACGTCAGGCACCAACTACCCTGAGTCGGTGGCCGGGACGTTGCTCGTGCTGAAAAACTCTGTTGTGGCGCAAATTTATGTTACCTACTCTACAGGCCAGATATACTCACGAGGTAAACCTTCGAATACGGTTAACTGGAGTCCGTGGGCAGCACAATATAACACTCAAAATAAACCAAAAGCATCTGATGTTGATGCGGTCAGTGCGACTAATGGTGGTACATTCCAGGGCGGTGTTACTTTCCGCGCTGGCGTATCTATAACTAAGGAGTATCCTGGCATAGGTTTAACCGATACAAGAGTGGGGACTGGCACTGTAGGTCGTAATATTCTAATTGAGCAAGGTAACGGTAGTTTGTATATAGCGTTCAGAAAAGAAGGTTCAACCGATGGACAAAAAATTCTCAATGTTCCATCGGTAGCAGGTACAATTTACTCCACCGGGAATAAGCCTTCAGCAAGTGATGTTGGCGCATACTCAAAAGGCGAAAGTGATGGTCGCTACCAGCTCAAAAATACCGCTTCAAAAGCAACCAATGGCTGGCACAAAGACACAACAACCGGAATTATCAGACAATGGGGGATCGTCAATGTTGGTGATAATACAGTAGTCACTGCAAATTTCCCCATTCCATTTCCGAGCGCCTGCGCATCAATGAGTGTTACGGCCATTTCTCAGGCCGGAAACAACTCCACAGAAATTATTTCTGCATACGGTAAGGCAATCAGCAAATCACAGATGAAAGTTGCAGCTTGTGCTAACTGGGATTACCACGGAATCTCTGGTGTGTATTTTGAGGCTACAGGATATTAATTATGGAACAGTACTACTACAGCACATCAAAAAACCTGCTATTCCCGGGGTCACTTTTTAGCGATTACAACGACGTCGGGATGTGGCCGGATGACGCCAAGCCTGTTAGTGACGAAATCTACCAGGAATTTGGCTCCACCCCGGCCCCGGCAGGAAAAATCATGGTGACGGGTGATGATGGGCTACCGGCGTGGGGTGACCAGCCAGCGCCTACGCAGGATGAATTGATAGCGAATGCGGAATCTAAAAAATCGTCCCTGCTGGCGGCGGCAGCGGCGGCTATTGCACCGCTACAGGATGCCGTAGACCTCGACATTGCCACAGACGAAGAAACCGCGTTGCAGACGGCCTGGAAAAAATACCGGGTATTGTTGAACCGTGTGGACACCAGCGTGGCCCCGGACATTGAGTGGCCCGAAACACCCGAATAAAACACCAACACCGATCGATTAACGAATAATTGATCGGTGATATCGATCAATTATGATGTAGTAAACCCCGCCAACTAACAGGCGTAAATAAAATGACCTCCATTAAATTATAACGGAGGTCAAAAATGCAAGAAATCCGCTGTAAGAACTGCAATAAGTTGCTGTTTAAGGGCGTTTTTAATAGCGTAGAGGTCAAGTGCCCGCGCTGCAAACGTCTCATATCAATCTCGAATGCCGCAGAGCATCCCACAGGGCAAGAACAAGATAGTGGGAAAAGAGAACAAATCACGCGTACTAACCAAGCCTGCGCCCGTCATGTATGACGGCCAGGTAGTCGGTTACGGTTCACACGAACTAAGGGTCGAGACTATCCCCTGTTGGCTGGCAAGAGCTATCGTTGTCGCAAAGCATTATTCAGGCCGTTTCGTTAATAATTCATACCTGCATCTGGGGGTATTCTCCGGGCGTGATCTGGTTGGTGTGCTCCAGTTCGGCTACGCCATGAACCGAACAGTGGTCGGCGAGTGGTACTGGGAACGGGTAATCGGGAATATATGGAGCTCAACCGGATGTGGTTGCACGACTGTATGCCTCGCAATTCTGAGTCAAGGGCGATCAGCTATTCGCTAAAGGCGATAAAGCAGCTTCATCCGTCTGTTCAGTGGGTGCAGTCATTCGCGGATGAGCGCTGCGGGCGTGCGGGTGTGGTTTACCAGGCCTCTAATTTTGAATTCATAGGAAGCCACTACAGGAAGTTTTATGAGCTGGACGGCGAGTGGTATCACGAGATAGCAATGAACGCTGTGAATCGCTCTGGTGAGCGTGGGCGGCATCTGAGGGCTAACCGAGAGCGTGCAACGGTGCACAAATTTAAGCAGTTTAGATACGTCCGATTTATCAATAAGCGAGCAAGAAAGCGACTAAACACGAAGCTATTTCACGTTCAACCATACCCGAAACCCGAACCGGTTGTAGTGGTGTAGTTCAGTTAAAATGCGACAATTCAGGTTGTCGCATCTTTTTTGAATCGCGTTCGCGCTTTTTGTGAACCGCTACACCGGATGCCGTTGGCATCCGCGTAACTAATCGTGGGAGATAAAGATGAGCTTTTTACTGGCGTTACCGGGCATTAGCCTGCATGGCTACGGGGCCATTGAGGATCTGGCACAGCTGCTGGCACAAAAAAAATGGGGCAAGGCGCTGATCGTCACCGACGGGCAGCTGGCTGAACTGGACCTGACACGCAGCCTGACCGACAGCCTGCAACGGCAGAATATCCCTTACGCCCTGTTTACCGGTGTGGCACCGAATCCTACTGAAGAACAGGTGCAGGCGGGTCTGGCCGCTTTTCGCCAGCAGCAGTGCGATTTCCTGATTGCCTTCGGCGGCGGCAGCCCAATTGACAGCGCGAAAGGAATAAAAATTCTTACCGCCAATCCCGGCAAAGCGGTTGATTACGCGGGCGTCGGTAAGGTGAAGCAGCCAGGCGTACCGCTGGTAGCCATCAATACCACCGCCGGGACCGCCGCTGAAGCGACCAGCAACGCGGTGATTACCGACAGCGCGCGTCAGGTTAAGCAGGTGATTATCGACAGCCACCTGATCCCCGATATCGCCGTTGACGATCCGGGCGTCATGTTGGGCATTCCGGCAGGTGTTACCGCCGCCACCGGTATGGATGCGCTGACACATGCGCTGGAAGCCTACGTTTCCAAAGGCGCGCACGTGCTGACCGATCCTAACGCGCTGGAAGCTATCCGGCTGATTCATCGCTGGCTGCCGGTCGCAGTAGCAGATGGCAGCAACCGCGAAGCGCGGGAAATGATGGCCTGCGCGCAATATCTGGCAGGGATGGCGTTTAACAGCGCGGGCCTGGGGCTGGTGCATGCGCTGGCGCATCAGCCGGGTGCTACCCATAACCTGCCGCACGGTGTTTGCAACGCGATTCTGCTGCCGGTAGTCGCGGCGTTTAATCGTCCGGCAAGCGTAGCGCGTTTCGCCCGCATCGCCACCGCGTTGGGCGTTGATACGTCGGCAATGGATGAGGAAGCCGCCAGCCACGCCGCGATTGAAGCGCTGCGTCAGCTTGCCCGTCAGGTTGGTATCCCCGCCGGATTCCGCGAACTGGGCATTGAAGAGAAAGATATCGAAAACTGGCTGGACAAGGCGCTGGCCGATCCCTGCGCGCCAGCGAATCCCCGCACCGCTACGCGTGAGCAGGTACGGGAACTCTATCAGCAGGCGCTGTAA